CAATCCCTCAAAATATAGGGGCAATCCACACAATATAATTTATCGTTCTCTCTGGGAGCGTAAGTTTATGGTGTATTGTGACCATAGTGAATCGATTATGGAATGGGGCAGTGAGGAAATAGTAATACCATACAAGTCACCTTGGGATGGGCGCATACATCGTTACTTTCCAGATTTCTATATCAAAATAAAACAACACAGTGGCACCACCAAAAAACTCATCATTGAGGTAAAACCCAAGAAACAGACGAAACCCCCAAAAGAGCCACAAAGAAAAACCAAGAGATATTTGAATGAGGTAAAGACTTGGGGTGTAAATAGTGCAAAGTGGAAGTATGCCACTGAATGGTGTAAAGACAATGGAATGGAATTTAAGATAATGACAGAGGACGATTTAGGTATTCGTTATAAATAATCTTATGGTTGATAATCTCATACAAAGCGTTCAAGACGCTACAAAGGACGCACCAAAATCAATTAACTGGTATCGAGACAAAATACGAGAGTTTGGTAAACCAGGCGCATTAGATTTAATTAGAGATGGTCGCAGAACAACTAGGCCGTCTGCTTTTAATTTGAACATGTTTGTGTATGACCCTAAGTATAAAAAGACTTTACCATACTATGATACATTTCCGTTGGTCTTACCCTTAGAGAGATATAGCGATGGGTTTTTAGGACTAAATTTTCATTATCTGCCGATACCTTTGAGAGTTAGATTACTTGATAAAATTAACACGATACCAGAAGATAACCAATACAGTGAGAGGGACCAACTTAGAATTAGCTATGCGAGAGCATCAACAATACCAATGGCAAAGGCTGTGATTAAAAGATATCTCTATAGTCATCTAAAATCTCAAATTCGTGTGGTATCACCAGATGAGTGGGTAATTGCAGTTTTGTTACCAGTGCAAAGATTTAAGAAAGCGTCTACATCTAAAGTATACAACGAAACCAAGAAATTGTTCTAAGGATAATAAGATGGCAACAAAGCTACGCACATTTAAAGATGGTGCCGCATTTAGACTGAGGGATATTGTATCAGCATTTAGAGCGCAAAATTCATCTGGAAAACCAAATCAATACGAGGTGCATATCTTCCCACCAAGAGGGGCAACCACTATGGGGGGGATCAGTAATAGGGAAGTCTCTTTACGAGCAGAAAGTCTCATAATGCCCGGTAGGTCATTGGAAACTCAAATAGCGAGTGCGGGTGCTATTACTGGACCACAAAGGGAATATGTCACACAACCATTATTTGCAGATGAAATTAGTATGATTATTCAATCAACATCTGGGTTGGATGATAGAAAATTTTTCGAGCAGTGGCAACAATTGTCATATGATGTAATCAATTTTGATGCTGGATATTATAATGACTATATTGGAACATTAGATATATATTTACTGAACCAAAAAAATGAAAAGACATTTGGCCTTAAAGTGGAGGAGTGTTATCCCAAATCTATTGCAGGGTTAAATTTAGCAGCAGGACCAACTACAGAAATTAGAAAAACTACAGTGGCGTGGACATTTAGAAAGTTCTCACCATTAGATGCAGAGTCTCAACAAACTGGTGGAGAATTAGTTGAACCATCTCAAGACACAGTTAAAAGAAATTCACTGAACCTTACACCGGCTCAATTGGCATCAAATTTCAATGCCATACCTAAAGGGCCTGTTGATGACTAATGAGAAAATTAATATAAGGATGAAAAAATTATGGCACTACCAAAACTTGATATACCAAATTACACTTTAGAACTACCATCAACAGGAGAAGAAATAACATATAGACCATTTCTTGTAAAAGAACAAAAGACATTAATGATTTTACAAGAATCTGAAGACCAGAGAGATATTATGAATGGAATGAAATCTCTCGTAGATAGTTGCACATATGGAAAATTAAATTTGTCAGAAATGCCAGTGTTTGATTTTGAATATGTGTTTCTGAAAATAAGATGTAAATCGGTTGGTGAAACGGCAGAGTTAAGTATCTTGTGTCCAGATGATGAGGAGACAAGAGTGTCGGTTAAGATCAATCTTGATGAGATTGATGTTCAATCAAATGATGAGCACAGCAACACAATTGACATATCGGACAAGATTAAAATTGTGTTGCGTTGGCCAACTGTTAAAGATGTGGTTGATTTANATNTTNATAATNCANATGATTTAGTTGAACATGTAATTAAACTGATGCATAGATGTGTTACTGAAATTACTGATGGTGACACAATATATAACAGGGTTGATATGAGCGATAAGGAGTTAACTGAATTTATTGACATGTTACCACCAGATATGTTTGAACAAATTGGTGATTTTTTTGAGACAATGCCAAAGCTTATTCATGTGGTAAATGTCAAAAATCCAAAAACAGAGGTAGATAATGAAGTGGTTCTTCAAGGATTAGAAAGTTTTTTTGGTTAGCCCTCTCACATGTATCAGTAAAAACTCACTATGAACTAAATTTTTCTATGATGCAACATCATAAATATAGTTTAACAGAATTGGACGAAATGCTACCGTGGGAGAGGGAAATATATGTTGGTTTATTGATAAATCATCTTGAAGAGGAAGAGAGAAAACGAAAAGAGGAAGAAAATAGATCAAAAAGGAGTTAGTTGTGGCACAAAAAAAACTTGAGCCAGATAGTCAATATGAAAAATATGATTTAAATGGTGATGGTGTTGTGGATGATGAAGAATTTGAAATGGATGCAAAATTAGTAAGACTAGAGAATGAAGACAAAAAAGAAGATGCTCAACGCAAAATGGCGTGGTTTGCACTTGCCGGTATGTTACTGTACCCATCTTTGGTTGTGTTAGCAGTTCTTATGAATATGGACCAAGCAGCAAAAATCTTGGGTGATATGGCAGCGACATATTTTGTCTCTGTCGCAGCAATCGTTGCAGCTTTCTTTGGTAAGGAAGCATACATCAAAAGTAAAAACACGGATGTAAAGAAGTAGGATAGAATCATGGCTGACGAAGCACTAAATTTAACTTTTCAACAATTTCTTAACGAACAAAAGAAAACAAATCAATTAATTCATCAACAAATAATGGACGATGCACAAGGTGACAATCTTAAAGCATCGCTCAAAAATGCTGCTGCTGAAATTGGCAATACTGTTATTCAAGAAAGAAAAAATAGAAAAGAACATGATCAAACTCAAGAAGTAATTGTAAAGGCTGAGAAGGAAAACACTAAGAGTGTCGAAGGTGTCGAAACTGCGATAGACAAACAGACCAAAACAATTGAGAATCAGAACACACAAATTAGTGCTAGATGGGACGAGCAGATCAAAGTAACAAAATCTGCTGCGGCTACGACGACACAAGAAAAAGCAGATTTTAATGCGAAGGCTTTAAAGGCACTAGAACAGTATGAAGAAACCAAAGAAAGAGAGATGCGTCTTCTTAAAGTAAATGAAGATCAATATGACAGTATACTAAAACAGAGAAGAGATGTACAAAGAACAGAAAAAGAATTGAAAGAAATAAACGAATCACTAGGTGATGCTAAAAAAAATGAAGATTATCAGAAGTTAGATTTACAACTTAAACGTGACCAAGCAGAATTAGCAGCCAGGGAGAATCAAACTAATGTCGAATTTATCAAAAATAGCGCTGAAATAGCATACGAAACCAGAGAAAGAGAGATGCGTCTTCTTAAAGTAAATGAAGATCAATATGAGGGTATACTAGAACAACGAAAAATTGTTGAAGACTCAACAAAAAAATTAAAAGAACTGGGTGAGGCAATTAAAGGTGACTCTAAAGACAATAAAGATTATCAGAAGTTAGATTTACAACTTAAACGTGACCAAGCAGTGTTAGCAGCCAGGGAGAATAAAAGAGGACTACTTGGAAGATTTAAAACCACCGTTGCCGCTTCAAAACCAGTTCAAATGTTAGGAGATGTAAAAAGAAAATTCATAGACCCAGTAAAAGGTTTTTTTAAGAAATTTCCAAAAATACTTGGACTAGCTTTAGGTGCTCTGCTTTTATTTTTTGTCAATAGCAAGTTCTATGAGAAGACAAGAAAATTTTTAAAAGAATACTTCTCAGGTAAAGAAAGTTTGGGG